CAAGAAGTAAATCTTGGCATTTGGTTTGCGGTGAATTATACTTTGCCGCAAACCTTTATGGGCAAGCTGAACCAGCGGCCAACGCTTTCATAGCGGAGAACGCATGGCCTACTCGGGTAGCATAAGCGGCACGACCTTTAACGCCTTGAAGGTGGTTGATCACGCCTTCCGGCGCTGTCGTTTGCCGGCCCAGGCAATCACGGCCGAAATGCAGTCCTATGCACTGGACAGCCTCTATCTGATGCTTTCCGAGCTGGCGAACATCAAGACGCCCAGCTGGTGCATTGAGAAGCTGATCCTGCCGATGTACGAGAACCAGCCGATTGTCACGCTGCCGGCTGGCACGGTTGAGGTGCTGAACCTCAACTACCGGACCCTGCAATTGCTCTCGGGCACGACCACAACGACTTCCACCAGCTACACGGTGAATTTCACCGATGACACGGTGGTGAATACTGTGGGCGTGGAATGGAGCGGGGTTGCCCCGACATTGACCTTCCAAGTCAGCAATGACGGCGTTACCTGGACGACTGTTGGCACGCAGACGACTGCCGCGGTTGCCGGGGATATCACCTGGACGGATATCGCGGTTGGCCTGCCATACCAGTATTTCCGGATCACGGCGCCAACCACCATCAATTACACGGCTATCACGCTGGGCAATTTGCCGCAGGAAATCCCGCTTGGGCAGTTGAACCGCGACAGCTATGTGAACCAGAGCAACAAGGTTTTCCCTGGCCGCCCCAGCAACTACTATTTCCTGCGCGATCTGCCCGAGCCTGTCGTCTATCTCTGGCCGGCGCCGTTCAGCGCGGCTGAGCAGGCGCAGCTGGTGCTGTGGCGCCACCGGCAGATCATGGACACCGAGAACCTCCAGCAGGAGGTTGAGGTGCCCCAGCGGTGGCTGGAAGCCATTGTAAACGGCTTGGCGGCTAGGGTGGCGGCAGAAACTCCAGCGGTGGATGTGAACCTCATTCCGGTACTGGAGCAGCGTGCAGCGATTACGGTGCAGCGGGCCTGGGATGGGGACAATGATGGCTCGCCCATCCAAATCAATCCCGGCATTCGGGCCTACACGGCATGAGTGGGATTTTCCTAGATCCTACCGGCCAGCCAACTTATGGCATTGGCATCTGCGGGCGCTGCTCGCGCAAGATGTTCTTGTCTGCCTTGGCGCCGGATCCCAACTATCCTGGCCTGATGGTGTGTGAGGAAGACCGGGATCAGTATGATCCCTATCGCCTTGCGCCTCGGCCGCCGGATCAGATTGTGTTGCCGTTCAATCGGCCTGATACTCCGATTAACACGCGGCCTGCTGGGGTGATCCAAGAGCAGGGTGATGAGTTCTTCATTACCGAAAACGGCGACGGTTATCTGGAGTTCTAAATGTCTGTACCCAGCAATCTGATCCCGACCCGCATTACGCAGCTTCCCGTCGCGCCGGTGGCCGACGAGAACAGCCTGATGATGATTGTCTACCAGGGCAACAATTATCAGATCCGCGTGGGGGATTTGCTGTCTGTTGCTGGTGTGCCGACTACCCGGCAGGTGATTGCCGGCACCGGGATGACGGGCGGCGGCCAACTTTCGTCAAACGTAACGCTGAGTATTGCGCCGGGTGGTGTTGGCTCTACCGAATTGGCTTCTTCTGGCGTGACGCCGGGATCTTACGGCACGTCTACTGATATCCCGGTGTTTACGGTGGATGCCACCGGCCGTGTGATGTCTGCCACGACCATCCCGGCCACCATCAGCGGGTATGTGCCGGATACTCGGCAGGTGATTGCCGGTACGGGTTTAACGGGCGGCGGCGCGCTTTCTTCCAATGTGACGCTGGCGGCCAATCTGAGCAACGCCACGCCTTTGGTGGGTGATAACGCCGGATCTGCTGGCGTTTCATCTGAAATCGCCCGCGCTGATCACGTCCACCCGGCTGTGGATTTGTCTGATCAGGCGCAGATCAACGGTATCCTGCCGCTCGATCAAGGCGGTACGGCGCGATCTCTGGTGGCAAACGCAGGCGCGATTGTCTGGTCTGGGGCTGACGGGCTTTACATCAGCGCGGCTGGTGCTGCTGGTCAGGTGCTGGTTTCTGGCGGCACTGGGGCGCCCACTTGGGGGTCTGCGATCCTTATCAGCGACCAGCCAGCCAATGTAGTCTATGCTGGTCCAGCAGCTGGTCCAGCAGCTCCTACGTCATTCCGAGCCCTCGTTACTGCAGATCTGCCAAATTCGGGCGTTTCTGCTGCCACCTATGGCTCCCAGGCGGTTGTGCCCGTCATTTCCGTCAACGCCAAGGGGCAGATCACCTCGGCAACCAATACGACCATCAATGCGGTCACGCTGACGACTGGCACCATTTCTACGGCACCGACGAATGGCACCGACATCGTCAACAAGAATTATGCCGACTCAATCGCCACGGGCATCAATTTCCACCAAGCTTGTAGGTTGGCAACGACCACGGCTTTAGCGGCCTATACTTACAATAACGGGGCCAGCGGTGTTGGCGCCACCATCACGGCAAATGCCAATGGCGCGCTGTCAATCGACTCGGTTCTGACGGTGGTTGGCAATCGTGTTCTGGTGAAGAATGAAACCAGCACGAATGAGCCCTATAATGGTGTTTATACGGTCACTCAGGTTGGTTCTGCCGGCACGCCATTCATTCTAACCCGCGCGACTGACTTTGACACGCCGGGGAGCGGCGTTGACCAGATTGACGCTGGCGACTTCTTCCTGATTACGGCTGGCACGGTAAACGCGAATACTTCTTGGGTGCAGCAGACCCCGCTGCCGATTACGGTTGGCACCACGGGCATTGTGTTCTCGCAGTTTGGTGCTGCTGGTACGACCTACACGGCCGGCACCGGCCTTACCTTGGCTGGCACGGTATTCAGCATCACCAACACGGCGGTGGCTGCTGCTTCTTATGGGTCTGCGTCTGCTGTTGGTACGTTTACGGTCAATGCCCAAGGGCAGCTGACTGCCGCGGCTGACGTTTCCATCGCGATTGCCGGTAGCCAGATCACTTCTGGCACGATTGATAGCGGGCGGCTTTCCGGCTCCTATACGGGCATTACTGGTGTTGGCACGCTGACGGCCGGGACGTGGAATGCAACGGCCATTGGCGCCGCTTACGGCGGCACGGGGCTGACCTCATACACGATTGGCGACATTATCTACGCCAGCGGCACAACCACCCTAGCGGCGCTTCCTGACGTTGCTACGGGTAATGTGTTGCTGTCTGGCGGTGTTGGTGTTGCGCCGGCTTGGGGTAAGGTTGATCTTACTGCGGCCGTGTCCAACACGCTGCCTATAGCCAATGGCGGCACCAATGCCACGGCAACGCCTACGGCTGGTGCGGTGAGTTATGGCACTGGGACCGCTTATGCGTTCAGCCTTGCTGGCAGCTCAAATGAGGTGCTGCTTTCTGGCGGCGCTGGTAGCCCAACATGGTCGGCGCAATCGGCTTTGTCTGTCGGCACTGCGACCAATCTTGCCGGTGGCATTGCCAGCCAGATCCCGTATCAAACGGGGGCGGGGGCCACTTCGTTTATTGCGAATGGAACAGCTGGTCAGGTATTATTGTCTGCCGGCACGTCTGCCCCAGCTTGGGGCGGCATTGATGGGGGTACTTTCTAATGGCTCAGACAGGCTACACGCCTATTCAGTTGTATCGCACCACGACAGCGGCTGCTGTGCCGTCTTCGGCCAATCTCAGCCCAGGTGAGCTTGCGATTAACATCGCCAACACCGACATGGCGCTTTATGCGGAGAACGCATCTGGCACGGTCACGCGGCTGATGAACAATCCTGCTGGGCTGAAGTATCCGACTGCAGATGGCACGAATGGTCAGGTTGTGACGACTAACGGCGCTGGTGTTCTGACTTTCACAACGCCTGCTGCTGGCGTCAGTAAAGGCCAGAGCATCGCCTTTGCAATGATCTTTGGCTTGTAAGGAGCAAGACGGTGGCAAACCCGAATATTGTCAATGTTGCTGCCATTTACGGCAACAACTCTAGCGTTTCTCTCACCACGACCAGCGCGACGTCTGTCGTCAGCAATGCGGCTTCTAGCGGCAAGGTCTACAAGATCAATATGATCATGGTGGCGAATGTTGACGGCACGAATGCCGCTGACATCACCATCAACAAGTACAGCGCGGCGGCTTTGGGTGGCACTGCCTTCCCGATTGCCTCCACGATTTCTGTGCCTGCTGATGCCACGCTGATCATCTTGGACAAGACGACGGCGCTGTATCTGCTGGAGAATGAGTCGATTGGCGCTACGGCTGGCACTGCAAGCGATCTTGTGGTGACTTGCTCGTGGGAAGAAATCAACGCCTGATAGGAGCGGATAATGCCGCTGCGCCCGCCTGCTGGGTTTATCTCAGCCAATTATGATCCGTTGAGAAACCCTGACGCTCCTACGGGGGTTACGGCGTCTGCTGGCGATGCCCAGGCTACAGTGTCGTTTACGGCGCCCGCGAATGTTGGTGGATCGGCTATTAGTGCGTATTATGCGGTTTCCAATCCTGGGCAGATTACGGCTTACGGGGCTTCATCGCCGGTTACGGTGACAGGGCTTACAAACGGCACGGCGTACACGTTCCAAGTTTGGGCGTTGAATACTTTTGGGCCGGCTGCGTTTAGCGCGGCTAGTGGGAGTGTAAGCCCAATTGCTGCTCGCGGGTTGTTTGGTGGGGGAAGAAACAACACTCCATATGAGTCAATAATTAATTATATTCAAATCTCAACAACGGGGAATGCTACATTTTTTGGTAATTTGACAGTTGCAAGAGTTGGTTTGGCGTCTTGCTCATCAAGTACTCGCGGTGTTTGGGCTGGTGGTGATAATGGAGGCCCTTTCTCCAGATTATCAACAATTGATTATGTGACAATTCAGACACTAGGAAACGCGACAAGTTTTGGTAATTTAGCAAGTTCTGTAACAGACGTTGCTGGTTTATCAAATGCCACAAGGGGGATTTTTGGTGGTGGTGTAAATCCAGGCCCTACGGCAGCCATGACTTATATAACAATAGCAACAACAGGCAATTCAGTAAGTTTTGGAACCTTAAATATAACGTCTTCTTATTATTTGGGGGCATTTGCTTCTTCTACTAGAGGTATTTTTGGTGGTGGTCTTCCTAATAATATCATTGATTATGTCACTATCGCCACAACAGGAAATGCTACCGATTTTGGTGACCTTACTGTGGCGCGGGGAAAAACTTCTGGGTGTTCAAATTCAACTAGAGGCATTTTTTCTGGTGGTGAAGATACCGGCGGCGCATGGTCTAACGTCATTGATTACATAACAATCGCGACCCTTGGCAATGCAACAGATTTTGGTGATTTACTTCAACAAATAAAGACTACTGCATCTTGTTCTTCTGGGACTAGGGGAGTCATAGGCGGTGGTTTAAATGCCAGCACATACACCGCTCAAATTCAATATGTAACTTTATCATCAACTGGAAATGCCACAAATTTTGGGAATTTAACTTATGTGGCAAGTGAGGTCTGGACCCTCGTGGCGCAGTTTCAAGCGGTGGGGCAGGGGTTGTGGCCGCAGCCTCCGTTGACGGGCGATTACGCTTTTTTCTTCGGCGGTACAGCTAGTAATGTAATTGCCTATACATCAATCACCACTTTGGGTAACGCGCTAGATTTTGGCGATTTAAGAATAAAACAAAGCAATTTAGCTGCATGTTCATCAGCAACGCGGGGAATTATAAGCGGGTTTAATTATACTGGAACAAATTCAAATGTTATTGAAAAAATTAGCTTACAGTTTTTGGGAGATTCAACGGATTTCGGTGATCTTACAAGAGCATCTCAATGGGGGACAGCCGCCTGCTCAAATGGAACAAGAGGAGTTTTAACTTTAGGTTACGACTCTGTTCCCGCAGCAACAAATGTAATGGAATATGTAACGATTGCAACAGAAGGAAACGCCACAGATTTTGGTGATCTTTTAAATGCCGATACATTAATTGCTGCCGGATGTGCTTCAACTACGAGGGGTGTTATTGCAGGCGGCGGGTTGGGAACAATCTTAAATGTAATACAATATATAACAATAGCATCAGCGGGAAATTCCACAGATTTTGGCGATCTTCC